TTGGTGCAGCTGAACCTACATTCAGGCCCTTGACTGGCGGGGCTGACAGCTGTCAGCCCGGCTCAAGTGGCGTTTGAGAGCCCATAAAAGGCACAGAAATCACGAGTTGGCAACAGTCGGCCAATAAGCATCGTTGGTGGCGAAATCAGTCGGGATTGCCGGCGAGTCCTTGATCGCTCGAGCGGCAAAAATGTGGGCCTGCTTGTGGGCCATCGCCGCCTTGCCGAATGAAAACATCGTCTGCGCATCCATCGAGTGCATGGAGTTGATAGCGTCGATCCATTGAAAGTCGCTGTCGCCGCCATGCCAACGGTAATCTCCGGCCTGCGCCCCTGCCATGACCGCAGCAAGCGCCGCCGTCGATGCACCCATGATGTTTTCCCGATCCTCGGGCCGCGACTGATAGAAGGCGCCGCCGAAGCTGAACCCGGCCGCGATCCGTCGGTCGCGCTCGACATCTACGTCAACTGCTGTCGGAGGCGGGTTGAGGAATGCCGCCAACTCTTCGTCTGGTATTGGCGTCTCCGCAATGCCCTCACACCAGGAGTCAGACCATGCAGTGATTTTGCCGCTTGCGTCTTTGTTAACGTACTTGGTCATTAATAAACCCTCGGGAGTGTGTAGTCTTCCCAACCGCCGATGTTCACGCTGGAACCAGCACTTGTACCTGATACAAGACGTCCAAGTTGACGAGCGGTGCTGCTTATTGCTGTACCCCTAAAGCTACCATTAGAAGCTCCAGCAGTATTCGACGCCTGTCCTGCGGCTCCGGAGGAAGCGGTTCCAGCAGTGTCATCACCATCAGAAACCGCCATCGAACAACTTACGTTGACTACCTGAATGTTGAGGAACACGAAAGCTCGTACACGAATGCCCCCCGGTAGGGGCACTGTTGCAGGCAGGGTGCCGATTGCAAAGCTAAGGGTCGAGGTCGTTGTAAACCATTGGACCTGGGCCGTGTAGCAGACGTTACCTACCTGAGTGTAGTCGACTATCTGTGATGAGGCGTTGGTGTATACAGCCCAAAAACGTCCAACCCATTCGTATCCAGTTGGGATCGTGGTGAGCGTCGTGTTTGGGGAGTAAATCCATTCGAAAGACCCATCTGAAATCTTCCGAAGCGCATGCAGGTGATACGTAAGGTTGGCGGCAACCGCGAAGCCGCTTTCCATGCCGCCGACGTTATTGCCTGCCACCCACGTAGCGTTGATGTTTTTCGCAAGGGTCGCAGCGTTCTTAACGAACCTTCCGTTACCCTTGATCGAACCCGTCGCGACCGAGACTTGTGTTGCGCTTACGCGGGTAGTCATGAGGCCTTTTAGGTAGTCAGCCGTGCCATCGCCGGCATTTTGGAGTGCGTGTCCCGCGAGATCGATGTCGCCGGTCATCGTGCCGCCCGCCAAAGGCAAACGCGCGGCTATGGCTGCGGAAAGGGCCGTTAGGGCAGTGACCAGCCCGACCACATCCTCCTGCGAATGCTGGTGAGGACCGAGGGCGGCTATCGCCGACGACGGCATCCATTTGCCGTCCGCGCCCTTCACCAGGACATAATTGAGCGCAGCGGATGCAGCACCGTCAACGTCGGTGAGGTCGTCCAGGCTGAAGGTGCGGCTGGCGTCCATCTTGTTAGCGAGCGCGGCGAGGAGGCCGACAATATCGCTGATCGCATGACCGTGGCCGAGGTTCGCTTTGCCTGCGATCTGCGTGGTCAGGGATAGAAGGATCAAATCCAGCAAGTCCCATGCCTGCTGCAGGCGATAGAATTCCTCATCGACGTCGGCTGTATCGACGGGCTTCGGTAGATTGAAGTTCGGGGTCGTGGTCATGGTCAGCCCTTAAAGGATGCCGGCGCCAAAATCGCCGATGATGAGCCGGGCCGCAGGGCCGCCCGTGCCGGTGAGCTTAAGTCGGATGTTGGTTCCGGTGAGTGGCGTCTTCTCGTATTTGCGCTCACTCCAAAGTGGGTACGAGAGCGCCTCGACGGCGGTCACCGGCACGTTCACGAACGCAGCTCCGTCGACCGAATAGGCCATGGCGATGGTCGCGCCGCCTGGCAGATAGACCTTGAAATAGTTGGCCACGCGAACGGCTTCGCCGAGAGTGAAGGCGCGGGTGACGTAGGTCAGCTCCTGGGCGATTTTGCCGGCTATCAGCTCGACCGGAGCATAAAGGATCGGCGAGAGTTTCTCCGTGCCAGTTAGGATGGCGCGCAGCTGCACGGTCTCCGTGATGTACTCGGTCAGGCTCAAGACTTGCGACGGCAGGATTTTGTAGATCGTGCCGTTGGTGCGCTCGATCTCGAAGACGACGCTGCAGCCAGCCGATGGAAGCTCGACGGCCGCCCGCACCTGCAGGTCGGAGCATTGCACGAGGTCGAAGCTTCCGAGATCGACTGTTTTGGTCGTGATCGGATACTTCGCGGCGACAACACGGAACGTCAGCGCCTCGTCCTGGTGGGCTGTCCATGTTTGGGCATTGACGGACGAGAAGCGGGGACCTGTCACGTATGGATGTGCCGTAACTTTCTTCTGCGCCTCGGCATCGAAGCCGCCGAGCTTAGCGATCGAGATCGCGTGATCCTTGTCATTCGTCTTGATGACGAAAGCATGGGTGCGATCGACGGGCGTCGTCAAAGGCAGATTGAAGCGCGCTGATTTCCAACCATTGACCGCACCGACCATGGAAACAATCGCCTCGGCCGCGACATCGGCCGTGGGATAGCCGTTGTCGGTCGAGACCTGGTCGATGAGAAGATGTTTTGTCTGGTCGCCGACATGGCACAGGTGGAAGTCGACGCCAATGACCTGCCTCATCTCCGAGACCGCAAATAGCTGGGCCTGCGGGTCGCTGTGTGCGGCACCCCCACGTCCCCCGTTGGAGTTGTTGCCGCTGTTGCCGGAGATAGAGCGCGTGACCTGCGCCCGCGTCCAATTGTTAATCGTTGTGACACGGCGCATGACGTCGATCTCGACCGTCCCTTGTCCGGTGAAAAGCGCCGTCGCCTCGGTGCCGCCGCGTCCGGTCGCGGCGACTACCTTACTACCAGCGGTGACGTTTGCCGGGATCACGAATGTGCCCGTCACTTTCCCGTTGGCATCGCCGACCTGGACGCCGGCTGGCTTGACATTGATGCCGTCGAACGTGAGCGCATCGAGGATCTCGCCAACGCCCAGGCCGGAGATCTGGAAGGTCACCGGGATCTGGCGCAGAAACTCCAGTTGTTCGACACGCTGATCGACGAGCTGGTCTGTCGCCGAGCTGGTCTGCAGCGGGCCGCTATCCGTGCGGGCGCCGCGGTTAAATTCGACGGTCTGTGCCGAGAGCCATTCGTCACGGCTCTCGGTCCAGAAGTCGACTGCAGGTGTAAGCTTCAGGGCGCCCGGAAGCGGCTCGAAATTTTGATAGGGATTGATCTTCTCGCAGGCTGTCTTGAGCGCCTGGGCGACTATGACTTCTTCCACGTAGTCGAGGGTGACCGCCTGGTCGAGATCCACATGGTAGAAGGTTGGCTCAATCGCGAGCGCCAGCATTCCATCGGAGATCGCTCCGGACTGAGCGGTGCCGCCGTCACGATACGTGTCGTCGGTGAACGGATCGACGAACATATTCTTCTTCGAAACGGGTTCGCGCGCATCGATGCCGCTCTTCAAGCGTTCGAGCTGAACGAGGCGGACGAGGTCGAGGAGCTGGCTGTTGAAGCGGGCCTGTTCTGCCGCCGACAGAAATCGCACACCATCATTGATGCCATCAATTGAGACCGTAGGCGTGGACATCCAGTCGTTGCGGATCTGGCAAAGCTTGAGAACATCGCTTGGCGCTGCCGGCGGCAACGGATTGGTTTGGGCAGGCAGTCCTTTCAGATAGAGCGGCGAGCCGTCCTGTTGCAGGCAAAGCCGGTCGATGCGCGGCAGCTTCGTGGTATAGGAGACGATGATCTCGCCGCCCGTTGCGCCGCCTGAAACAGTGATGGTCGTCGCGGTGCTGGCGTCGGCCGCGACACTGGCACGGTAGCGATAGGTGACCTGATAGGTTTCGCCAGCGATCGGTTCGGCGCCGGCTGCAGCCCAATCGATATTGCGGCCGACGAGGCTGTAATCGGTGACGACCGTGTAAGTGGTCGCGCCCTTCTTGACCAGAGAAACAGAAAGGACGTTGGCGTCCGGCAAGGCATCGGCACCGCCGGCGATCGCGCCACGTGTGACCGTGGCCGTCTTTTCCATCGTCAACAAGATATCGTTGATGTGTCCGATCGGCGCCTGGTTGACTGAGAAGGTGAGAGAGGCGCCGCCGGTATAGATGTGGGTCTCGCCTGGGATGGCGAGTTCATCCCATTCCTCCGGTTCAGCATGCCGAAGCGCTGCCAAGCGCGTCCGCTTATAGCCGTTGATGTTTGCCTCACCCTGTTCGATCGCAAAGACCTGGTCGCCGGCGTTGGCACCAAGCGCGGTCACGCGGCAGCCGCTGACAATATAGTTGCCGTTTGGTCGGTCGTAGGCGGCGAGCGCCTGCATCGCCGGTTCAAGGATTGACGGCCCAGTCTGGTCGAGGATCGTGCCATCCTGCATCGTGTAAACAGAGAAGAACGTACCGGCGCCGGCGTCGTCTATATGCGCCCAGGAGATAGAAGCAACTTCGCGCGCGGCACCTGGTTCGCCTTCCGCCAGCGAACCGGGAACCAAACCGAGCAACGAAGGATCCTCCTCGCTAGTCACGTAAGTCTTCACCAGGCGCACGCCGATCTCGGTTCGGCCCTCCATGGGAATGGCCGTCAGGATCTTAGCCGCGACGGGGAAGATGTCACCGGCGACATAGATGCTGCCATCGGTCAGAGTGACGGTGCCGGCCTCGATGTCGACAATGGCGTCAGCACGCACGATGCGGTTTCCGTCCTTCGCGACAAGCGAGCCGAGCCGGTCATGCCGTCCGCGAATGATCGTCTGCATATCCTGCAGTTCCGCGCCTTGGAGGAAGGGCCGCTCGCCGTACCACACAACGCTCTGGATTTCGGGGTGACCGGCGGCGCGGTCGAAGGCATAAGGCAGGCCGCTTTCGTGTTCGTACATCAAAACCTCACAAGGAACTGGAGCTGCTCGCGCACGGTTGCGCGCAGCGGGAGACTGGATGGTGTGAATGCGATCGGGTGCCCGCCGCTAAGTTCGGAGTCCGTCAGCCAGAGCCGGCCGGGCGGGACGCCTTCGACGAGAGCGGCACCGATCGTCAACTCGATGCTCTCGGCCGTGATGCCATCGGCATCTTCGAAGTCAGTCATGGCTTCGATGTAGACGCTGGTTCCGCCGGCTGTAGGCTGGTAGGTCGCTCCGGCAAACTCGTAGACACCTCCGACCTTCAGATTGACCGGTTGCACCGCGCGGCAACGGCGATGCCCGATAACGCTGCCATTGCCAGCCTTCAGCGTGGCATAGATGACTTGGCCCGCAAACCATGCGGCCATTAGTGATCGCCGCTGCGTTGCTGCGTTTTCCGCCCAGGAGAATGTTGCCGTCTGCCAGGCATAGGTCATCTCGGCCCATTTAAGGCCCGTCTCTTCCGGCGGCACGATCCAGTTGCCGATCGATGTTCCTTCCGCCTCGGTCAGTAGGTGGTCGACTGACGTCATCCGACCGAATGACCAGAGTGTTCCAGCCGAGGTGACCGCAACACCACTTTCGCGCTCGAGCAGACTTTCCTCGATGCGGGCACCGTCGAGTTCGACCGCACCGGCATCATACTGGAAGACGCCGCGACGAAGGTTCGAACGCTTCGGGATCGATAAGGCGGTGATACCTTCGATGCGCTCAAGGTCGGGATGATCGGCGGCTGGTAAAGTGGGGAAGCGAAGCTGTGTCGAGTTCCAGTAGGCTCGGCCATGCCAGGCGTCTTCCATCGTCGCCGTGTAGCCGATCCAGCCGAGGCCCTTCTTGACGGATGCCGGCGTGCCGCGCAGCCGCTGCCAGTTGACGCCCTCACGGCCCACGATCAGCGTGTAGAGGTTCGGAACGTAGGGCGTCAGCTCGCCGAGCCCGTACTCGTAAACCAGAAAAGGAAGGAAAGAAGGTGGCGGCGAAACCAGCTTGGCCGTGCGGATCGCCGCGACCGCGCCGGCGAGTGTTTCCCATCGTTGCGCATAAGAGACCTCAATCGCCCTCTCGAAAAGACCCGAGCTGTTCGGGAGCAAGGTGCCCATCAGAAATCGCGCCCTTGGAGGTTGAGCGTGACGGTACCGATCGCCAACGCCTCCGAAGGCGGCACGGCAATCTTGCTGATCGGCGTGATCGGCTCGATGCGATGCACTCCCTCGATCATCAGTTTCGAGATCCACCAGGACGGCACGAAGTCGCGGCCAAGCGATTGAGCAACTGACCAGGCAGTGCGCAGTGCGGCTTCGGCGCGCACAAGGGTCGCCTCATCCGCGTCCGGAAGAAGCCAGACGTCGGCGGCGATATTGATGACTGTGCGAACTGCTGTTGCGACGATGATCGTGTCGTTGGTCATTCTCACGTCGTCAGCCTGCAGTGCGGCGTTGACCGTCGCCAGGAGATCTGGTCCGGCCAGGCCATCGGGAGAGGTCGAAAAGACGGCGACGTGAATGACTGGGCTGCGGCCGACCGTGTAGACGATCGCGTCCTCGACATTGACGTCGGCCGACATGGCGACCGACCTGTAGCGAGGAGCAGTACCGCCCGTCGATCGGCCCTGAATTGCCAGAACCACGCGAGCGCAAAGCCGGTCATCATTTTCGCCAGCCAGGCGGACGACATCATAGAACGTTGCAAGGTGGTCGAGATCGCTGCCGCGTGCGAAGGCGAGCAGATTAGCCTTGATGGCGTCGTTGATCCGACCGCGAAGCACAACCTCGCGAAAGCCTTCTGTCTCGGTGGCGATAACGGCGAGATCCGTTTCGAGCATCTCGACGTCGTATGGCGGCAAGTTCAGCGACGGGTTGGCCGTCCGTACGCCTTCCCAAAGCGAAACAAATTTGGCCTTGTAGGTGGCGGCGATCGCGGCGTAGTCCAGCTCCTCGATGATGGTAGGCGCCGGCAATGACTTGAGGTCGATCGCGCTCATGCCGATGCTCCCTTGGTGGTCAATGGTATGGGCGGAAGGGTGAGCGCGGCCGCGAGAGCGTAGTTTCCGAAACGGCCCTCGGGATAGTAGATGCCGCCGTGACGTAAGCCGAGAGTGCCGCCTTCGGTGAGCGAGACGAGCTGCAACTGCGTGACGGCGTATTCCGGTTCCCAACGAGCGGCCGAGGCTACCAACTCATTATATATGAGCAGCGCGATCGACGGCGTCAGATCTTCGGAAAGAAGGCTGCGAAGATCCGAACCGAAGGCGAGGAGCATGGCACGCTCGTCCAGGCGCGTTCCCCAGATCTTGCCGAGCGACTGCGCCAGGTGGGCAGCACCTTGCAACCGCTCACCTGTCTGGGGATTGAAACCATTCCTGTATCGAACCGCGCCGGCCATTCTTCAAGCTTCCTTCAAAGATGGCTCAAGCGTTGCTCGAAGCCGGCTTGGGCAGGATGTAACCGGCGAGTAGCTCGGCGCGTGCCTGGCGCTCGGTCAGCTCGATCTCCTTGCGATCGCCAACGCGCTCGCCGGCGATGTAAGGCGGGGCCTTTTCAGCGATGAGGTATGTCGCCTTGTCGTTCGCGTTGATTGGTGCTGCTGTTGTCTTCTTGGCCATGGTTTTTCCTTTCAGCCTTCGGGTGGGCCGGTGAGATCGCCGCCCCTCAAAACTTCGGTGTGCTTGTGGTCGTGGCCGACATTGCGGTCGTTGTGGGTGAGGACATCGCCCTCAATCGTAACCGGCCCTTCGATCTTGACCGGCCCTTTCAGGAGAAAGCCTTGCGGCCCAAGCTCCAGGCGGGCCGCTTCCCGTTCGAGCACTGCGGTGTCCGATGAATTCGACGGTGATGCGTGGTCCTGGTCGTAGGTGGCCGGTACCGCGATCGAGATCTCGCCGACCGAGCCGGAGCTGCTGACGAGTGCCATCTGCTCGCCGATCGCCGGCTGAGAGTGGACGCGCATGCCGCCTGCGGCTGGCTCCTGCCAGCGCACCCATGGACTCAAGACCTCGGCGCCGGAGCTGCTGGTGGCGATCACCAGGCGCAACATACGCCGATCAGCATCCACGACCTTGACCTTGCCGGAAAGGCGCATCAGTGCGAGGCGGCGCTCGGCTCGATCGAGCTTGATCGCCTGCCGGCGAAATTCGGTGGCGGTAAGGTCACGCATCGTTGACCACCTCGGCAGGGAGCCACGGCGCCATGTCACGGATCGCAGCGTTGGCCGCGTACTGGATCGAGCCGTCCTCGATGTCCACGGCGCCGATCGGCAGCGGGAACACGCCGGCGCCGATATCGACAACCTGCTGTGTCCAGCTCACGGTATAGTAAGCCGTGCCCTGGCTCTGGTCGCGGACGGTAAAGAGCGGCTTCAGCTCTGGCGCCGGCGACGTCTCGGGCGGCGTAATGCCAACCATGCCCCAGGTGGCGACGATCGGGTCATTGAGGATCTTCAGGAGCTGGCCACCGATCGCAAAACCGACATGCTCTTTCTCGACGCGCTTGCCGCCTACCATGGCTGCTTCAACGACAATGTACGCGGTCCATTCGACCGAGGCCGAATAGGAACCGTCCGCGAGCATTGCCGGGCGGATGCGCGACCAGCCGATGCCGACGCCAGGCGCCTGAACCACTGTTTTGCCGACCAGCTCGGCAATGTCGACCTTGCCTGGGTGGCTGACTATCGAGACGCCCTTCAGGAGGCTCTTCAATGTGTCGACGATCGCGTTGTGGGTGTTGGCGGTTGGATCGGCCGCCATGATCTGCTGAAGGGTCGCCGGCGCGATCATGCCCGTTTCCTCCGGCTGGCATAGTCGATGGTTGCGAATGCGGCCACGATGAAGGCGAGCGCAACCAACACCAGCACGACGACGTCGAACATGCGAATGCCGTACGCAATCGCGGTGCCGTTAAAGAGGAGAGCGGCAAGGAAGGCGGCTGTGACCAGGCCGACTGCGAGCAGCACGAAGATGATGCCGAAGAAGACGAAAAGGTTCGTTCTCATTGCAGCGCTCCGAATACATCGGTGACCACGTCGATGATCTCCTGGCGATTGTCTTCGGACAGACCGAGGAAGGGACGTGCGGGAATGGTGACCTTCTTGGCGTGGATGGTCTTGCCGCCGATCGAAAACACGAGAGCCTTGGCGTTCTTCGGCACGATCGTCATTCCGTCCTGGTGAACATGCGCCCACTCCCAGGTGGCACCCCACTCAGCCTCGTCGGCCGAGGAGGCCCACGTGATGGACGCAAGAAGGTGCTGGCCGGTTTCGACCAGGATGGAGGTGCCCTCGTTGTTTTCCTGCCAGGGAGTGCCGTCCGGAGCGGTCTTTTCTTCCGAGATCCGGCGGCGGGTCTGGCTTTCGCCAAGCGCGCCGATCGCGGTCATAAGCTCGGGGGCATCGAAGTCGAAGATCGGCGCAAGCTTCGCCAACGCGGCGTCGAAATCGTCGGCGTCAATGACGAGAGAAATGCCGCTCATATCCGGCCGAGCCTCTCGCGGGTGAAAACACGCGTGGGTGCTTCGACGATGACTTCGTTCTGGCCGACGTCGCCATCGGTATCGGTTGGCGAGCCGCCGGCGCCGGAGTTGGTGGTCGAAAGCGCGCCCTTGCCAGAGGCGATCGCTTCCAGACGCTTGATGGCCTGGTCGTAGCGCTCCTTGATATTTTCGGTGGAGCGGCTGAAAGCGAGCGCGATGCGGTAGAAGGCGATGTCGATGCAATAGACCTTGACGACGGCGAGCGACGTTTCGTCGAGGGCCGCAAGATCCGCAGCGGAATAGCGCGCTGCCAGGATGGCGCGGATCTCGGTCGTGGCGTCGTCCAGGCCGAGGCCGATGCGGACGTCGTCGCGCTCGCCGGTCTGCTCGTCGGCCGCCACCAGGGCGAGGTCATTCGGAAAACGGCTTTCCAGATCTGCGATGGTGGCGAAGGCGGGCATGGTTTCTCCAGGTGCGATGCGGGGCGGCCAAAATGCCGCCCCGCCGGATGGTCATCGCTCGGGGGTTATTGGTTTTCGGTGCCGCCGCTGTCTTCTTCGTCCGGCACTTCGATGACGCGCTCATCGATCTTGAGCATCGGATCAGCACGCCAGGCTTCGACGAGTTCTTGGCCCTTCTCGCCGAGGTCGGCTGCGGTGAAGATCGTTTCGGCCTTGTTGAAGCTGTAGCCAGCGCGGCGGCGCGGGCCGCCTGGTGCGGTTACAACGAGGACCGATACGTGCCTGGTCCTGGTGGATGAGCTGCTGGTGGTAGCCTTTGCCATATTCGTCTCCTTGGCGGTTCTCGGAAAAACAGCGGTCGCGCTGCTTGTCGGAAAACCGCCGGCGGCTTTGAGGAGGAGTGCCGCCGGCGTTTATTCACTGATGGCCGGGAGGAGGTGGCCGCCAGCCGATCGAGCTTGCGCCGGAACTAAGCAGGCCGGCCGTTGAAGAGGCTGAGACCGTGAGTGTCGTAGCTTTCCCGATATTCCGGCTTGAGCTGTCCGATCAGTCGGAAGGCAGCGACGCCAATCGTGACGACCAGGCGCCAGGCATAGGCGGATGCTGCGGGCACCACTTCGAGGACGAAGAGCAGCGCGGAAACGCAGGCAAAGCAGATCGAGGCAGCAAGGCTGCGAAGAACAACGAAGGCTGCGCTTGCGATCAGGTAGGTAGATCGGGCCATGAGAAATGTCTCTCGGTTGTTGACGAAGGGCATGCACTGCGGATGAGGAAGCGGCCGGCGCCGGCCGCCGTCAGTTACTGAAGCAGCGGGGCTTCGATGATCTGGACGAGATTGCGAACAGTATTGGTCGTCCCGCCGATCTGTTCGGCAAGCAGGATCTCGCGTGCCTCGAAGGTGTTGGTCGAGCCGACGATAATGTGCGTCGGCTTGATGCCAAGCGGACGGCCTTCGTCGTCCTTGAAGCTGGTCATCGCCTCATACGCGGCCTTGAGATTATCGGCCGTCAGCGCCGCCTTCGAAGCGAAGGCCATCTGCCAGAAACCGAAGCCGGCGGCGACGCGGGCGTCAGTGCCGTAGAGATACTCGTCACGCATAAAGACGTGATCGGAGGTCTTGCCGTCTTCCTTGGCAACAAAGCTGTAGTCGCGGCGCTTCTGGAAGATGAACGGCTTCAGCGGGCGGGAGAGATCGACCAGGATCCACGTCGCGCCGGCGCCGGCCTGCATGTTGGAAACGGACACCTCCGCGCCGGGCTTGCCGACCGGGTGATCGGTGTCGAAGAAATACTGGCCATCGTAGCAGAGCGTGGTGAAGCCGGCATTGATCAGCTCGAAGGTGATTTCGTCGGGATGCGTTGCGGCGGAATTGCCGAGCATCTCGAAGCGCGTGCCGTAGAGACCGAGCTTGTCGTCCTCGATGTCGTCGCGCTTGACGCCGATCGTCGCTTCGAACTTGCGGTTGACGATCGAGTACCCCTTTGCTGCGAGCGACTTGATATGGCGGTCGCCAATCCATTCGCGCAGCTTCGGGATATCGCCGAGCCAGCCGTAAACCTCCTCCGAGGAGTTCGAGGGGACGATCGTAGCGACACTTTCGTACATCGCCTTGACGCCGGTGAAGCCCTTCTGGAAGGACGTCTTGAAGCCGCGCTGCGCGGCCGCAAGCAATTCTGGAGTGATAACTCGCATATGCTTTGCCTCTAGATGTTAGCTGGACGTCAGTAGCCGACGCGGACGAAGACGCCGTCGCCATCGACGTTGATGATCTTGCCGGCGACCGAACGGGTGTTGCCGCCGTTGGTCTTGGCCACGGTCTGGTCGTCGACCAGGTAGCAGTCCTTGCCGACGTCGCCGGCGAGGATCGCATCGGCGGCAAGGTTGAAGAACTTGAAGGTGCCGCGCTCGGTCGTGACCTTCTTGGCGCCATCCGCGCCGGCGTTTGCCACGCCCTGGTCGGCGACGCCGAGAACGACCAGGTTCAGGGCCGTCTTGCCTGGAACAGCAAGGCCAGCGTCGGCGACGACAAGCGCGCCCTGGAAGATGGTGGTAGCACCCTTGACCGGGGTGCTGGAAAACTTGCCTTCCGTCTGAACGGGCTGGCGGGCCTGCGACATTGCCGTCATGGATCTCTCTCCGGCTGTTGGTTGGGTTTAGGCGGCGGACGTCAAGCCGTTGGCCTTGCGGTACTCGTCTTCAGTCAGACCGAGCATCTTCATGACGTCGCGCTCTTCGGCCGAAAGCGTGTGGACCTGGTCGGGCAGGTTCTTGCCGTCCAGGTTGCTTGCACCGAGGCCGACGCCAAGCGTCTCGATCAGCTTGGTGACCTGCGCCAGGCCGTCGTCGGACGCGCAGAGCGCCTCATACTGCGGGCGCTGCGCCGGTGTGATCTTCTTTGCCTTCAGCGCGCCTTCGATGAGGGCGTCGACCTTCTCCTTGCGGCTGGTGGCCTTCAGGCTTGCCAGCTCGGAGTTGGCAGCGGCCAACGTGTCGAGCGTCTGCTGGTGAACGGCAGGCTCAATACGCTTGGCGAGGTCGCCGATCGCCGAGAGGCAGGACGCCTCGCTGGCTTCAGGGGCAAGTTTGAGGGCAGCAGCAATGGCCTTCAGCATGTTCGTCTCCGAGTTTGAAGGAAGCGCCGACGCGACGGCCGGCATGGAAATTCCGGGCGCGGCAACGAGCGCCGCCGAGTGCAGCCAGGTTGCGCGGCCGGTCTCGTCCGTCTTCAGCGACGGCGAGATGTAGCGGTGCGAACGGGCGGTGAGGATTTCGAGGCCGGCGGCCAGCCAAGAGACACGACCATATAGGCCATCAGGGCGGGCCTGCAGTTCCTCGATCCAAGCGACGGCGGGAGCTGCCTCACCGAACATCGCCTTTTTGACGGTGGCGTGATCGAGATCGAGCGGCACGGAGACCTTGTCGGCATTGAAGCGCTCGACGAGAACCTCCGGCTCAACGATAAAGTTGCGACCGTCGCGACTGGTGAATGCGCCGCGCGGCGTTAGCTTGATCCAGGCCGGGCCGGTTGCCTTGTCGACAGCCTGGGGATCTCCGGCGAAAACGTCGATCGTGGTGACGCTGGTCATGGCGGCTGCAGCATCCTCGATCGAGGCTGCGAGGCAGGAAATCAGGAGGGCGGTTGCGGTGCGTTTGATCATGGGGCAGAATGTGCCAGATCAAACAGCAGCGGCGGGGCTGACACCTGTCAGCCGTGAGATGAAAGGCCCAAAGGCGTTTCCGGCCGCTTCGTTCCCCAACATACAGCGAGTGCGTAAAAATCAAAGCCCTTTCAAAGCCCGTACGCGCGTTTTTAGGGGCGACTACGAGTATCCGACCATCCGAGCCCCCTTGCGCGCGTCTGTGGCGATTTCTATGGTCGCCCGGAATGTTGCCTTGGAGGGGTAAAATGAAGAGACTTGCTGCCGCCGCGTTGGTGGCCATCGTTGCCGTCATACCGGCAAGGGCTGCGGACTGGCCGCCGGCCGACGATTACGTGAACTCGCTCGTGAACTGCAGCGCGAGCACGGACGCTGCAAACTGCGAGTACACGCGGTCGGTCTGGGCAAAGCAGTATGGCGATGCCATCACCGGCGACTACCAAGGCCAGCGCAATGTCTCCTTCTGTTTGAGCACCGGCTGCAACAAAGCGATCATTGAGAACCACATCCTTGGATGCGCTTGGCGCCAAGTGATCCTCAAAGCCGGTCATCTTCAGATCGATCAAACGGACGTCTCGAACCTGAAGCACTTCTGTGGCGATGAGCTGCTCGACGATGCGGGCCGCCGAGCCGCCAACGCCCAAGCGACACGCCTGCTCGGTATGTTGCCGCAGACGCGGTGATTTGCGCATTTCAGAAAGACCACCTATATTCGCACTTAGCGTGGCAGCGAAGTCCGTTGGCCTCGATGCCCACTGGAGGGAGCCCGGATAGGCCGGGATGCGGTCCCTCCCTGCCACGCTTCATTCACCAAATGGCCAGTCTCTTCCAAGCCGATCGAACTCGGCTCTGATTTCCTTGCTGTTCTTCTGATGCAGGGAATTGATCCGCAGGTATCCGTTGTTTGAGACGCTCGCGAACGCACGCCAGAACGCGTTGCCTATCTTGTAGTAAAGTGTCCGGACGCTATCCTTGCCGTTGCGGTCAGGCATGATAATGGCGTTGGCAATCATTTCCGGCAACACAGCGAAATCGTCGGCGGACATTTTGTGCCGCTTCATGCGCTCGGCAATGGCCTCGCCGGTGATCGAAACGACGCGTGACCGGGCGCCGAGATCGTCGGCGAGCCGCTCGGAAATGCCCGCAGGTAACCAGACTTTCTGTTCCAGTCGCGGCGCGAGCTGCAGATAGGGATCGCGCCAAAGATCGTCGAGGATCCTGGTGGCATCGTCCACCGGCGCCACGGCAAGCTTTTCTTCCAGGTTCTGGATCAGGGTTGAGGCGCGTGCCAGTCCGGCATTCGTCTGCCAGCCGGGATCGATGCCTGGGGAAACCATGGTCACCTCGCCGGTGCGGCGATTGCGATGCGGAACGTCTGGACCGAGATCGGGCGGGTTGTCGCGATAGATAATGCCGCCCTCTTGCGACTCGCGGCCGAGCAGGCTTGCGGCTTCGCGCGCCGAGATTTGACGGACCTGGCACTTGCAGCCCCAGCCATTCGGCGGCCAGTGCGTCTTCCAGAAGGGATGATCGACAGGAAGGATGATGCCAACCCACGCAAGGTGCTCTTGCCGAGGGTCGGTTGACGTCGTGCGCAGATAGAGGATGTAGGGCAGCGCGCGCTTACTGCGCTGTGCCCGTTCCCATTGACCGGCAGCGCGGGCCGAATTCGCGTTCGACCAGAATATGTTCTTGAGGCGCCGTGTCCGTGAGAAGTCGACCATGCGGTCGGGCTGCTCGCCAGTCGGGTCGGCGACCATGCGCGGACCCCACCAGCCCTGCTTTGTGAGTTCGGCCTGGATGTCTTCCTTCCAGCTCTCGAAGCCTTTGCCGGTTCGGATTGCCTCGGCAATACTGTCGCGGAAGCCGGTGAGCAGCTCGGCCTCAGTCGCCTTGGCAACGGTGAAGGCGTAAGCATGCTCCTCGCCCCATACGTCCAGCCAGGAGAATGCCGGCTTCAGGGTTTTGCCTTCGAAGTAGCCGGTCACTTCCTTGGGTACGGCAAAGCCCTTGCGGATCTCTGCCACGCTCAGTCCACCGTATCGCCGATGCCACGCGCGATCGCCGTCAGCCTGGCAAGGCGCTCGGCCATCTTCGAAGCATCCGGGCCGGCGGTTTCAATGACCTTCAAAGCCTCTTCGAAGCTCGATGCCGTTGACAGGATCTCGGCGATCGGCTGGACGATCGGCCGGGCCATCTCCTCCCAATCGTTGGCGGCCGACGCAAACAGGGCATCCACTTGGTCGAGCGCGTCGGGCTCGCCAGCCTCGGCCGCAAGCAACGACGTGCAGGCGCCGCAGCGGCAGGCGCGGCGATGGTCAAACACGATGGCGGAAAGAGCGGCGGTCTTTGACTTGCGCTCATCGTTTGGCAGGGGCTTGGTGACCGGCTGCACCGTGGCACCTGGCTTCGCTTCCGCTGGCTCGGCCGTCTTGACGGTTGCGATGAGTAACTCGTCATCATCGCCGGGATCCGACAAGCCGATCTTTTCGCGGATCTCCGACTGCTTCACGCGCAGGCCGTACGGCATCATCTTGGCGACGGCATCGGTCAGCGCCGCGACGTCTTCGGGGTCCGGTACCAGGAGCTGGACGGTCGGGTAGTGTTCCTGCGGCCCGAAGTTGAGATCGACGAAAGGCCGGATCAGGTCGCGGTTGGCCGTGTAGGCGAGCTGCTTGCCATCGGCGCGCAGAATGTCCAGCCGGACTTCGTTGTGGATCTTCGCCTGGCCGAGTGATGAGCCATCGTCGGACGTCATGGTCTGGCCAACGACAAGCTTGGAGATCTGCTTGTCGACGTAATCCAGCAGGCCACCGAAGACCGCCGCGCCGTTGTTGCCGCTGACTTCGTGAAACTCGACATCCATGCCCTGCGGGATGATGGCGGCGGCGTCGTTGGCGATGGAGGTGACAGCCTTCAGCAGCGTGCGCTTGTCTGTCGCGCTGGCATTGGCGTTGTACTTGCCGACGCGCAGCGGCATGCCATAGACCTCGGAGAAGGCCGCCCAATCCTGCAGCGTGAATTGCTGGATCAGGTATGCCCAGGCCGCCGGCCGCGCCATGCCGCGCCGGAGCGGCAGCCCCATTTTGGTGCGCGGCATGTGGCGCAGGAATTTCGCCTGCGGCAATTCCTCGCCCTCGATCGAGCCATCGACGGCCAGGCGCAGCTCACGTAGCTTCAGGCGATCGAGCTGAAAGAACCGCGGATCCCGCTCGATGTAATCGACCGGTCGCAACGCCTTGCGTTCGTACTCCCACATCATCTCGACGACGGCATAGCCTTTGGAGATGCCATCGGTGAGATTGCCGAGGGCGTTGTCGAAGCCGTCGTCCTTGACCAGCTCGGTGACCGCATCGACGATCTTGCTGTCGGCGTCATTCGCCTCGATCGTCGCGTCGATGCCTTCCAGCGCCAGGCGGCGCGTCTGCAGCTGCGACGCATAGTGAAGGTACCGCTCTTCCATTTCCTCGGCGAGGGTCAGGTAGTTGCGGGCATCGCCGGTGGCGGCGTCGCGTAGGATTGAGCCGAGTCGTTCCGGGGTCAGGCCGGAAGCGACGCGCTCCTCGTGGACGCGGCGGACGCCGGCGACGGTCGGAACAGCGATCTCTTCGGAGAGAACCTGGATGACGATCGGCGTGCCGTCTGGCCCGAGGATCGATGATGTGCGGGTGCTTACCAATGCCGTCTCCCGTATGCATGGTCGTCGTCGTCATCGCCGCCGGCGGCAGCCATGAGGGACGCAACTGTCTGATAGTCGTACTCGGTCCACTGCTGGCGGCTGGCGTAGTGCGCCAGGGCCAGGCCGATGGCGAAGTCGCCATGGCGTTTCTTCGAGCCCTGGCCGGTACGCAGATCCGGCACGCGCGGCACGCCGGCGATAACCTTGACGGTGCGCAGGTCCGTCAGGTGTTCATCATCCTTGATGAGGGCAATAGCATCGTCCTCGAAGGCGGCTTTCAGCGGCGGCATGTTGATGCGGTACCAGTCGGTCGAAAACTTGATGGCCTCGACTAGGCCGTAAGGGTGATCCGCGTCACGCAAGCCGAACAAGCGCCCCATGTCTTCGGCGACGGTCCAGCCCATGCCTGTCGCGTCGAAAGCGGCTCCCACCAGGCGCGGTGCGCCTTCCAAGATCATCCGCGTGATCAGCTTCTGCTCGTCGCCTGGCACGTTGCGCATTTCCACCGTCAGCTCCTCCTCTCGCTTGAGGAGGCGGGAGACAGAAAGCAGGGTGGCAACGGAGAGATCGGCTACGCGAGCGAAGTCGAAACCAAAGGCGTGCCGCTTGGAGCGATCCAGGCGAGCGAGTGCAGTCTTGAGGTCGAACAAGACCGGGGCAAGCAGCGCGGCTCGCTCGATGCGGTTGAGGTGAAGAAAGTTCGACGGAAGCTCCAGACGGATGACCGGCGCCTGGATCGACATACGGGCCTCGACGAGTGGCGCGGCGAGCCAAGAGCCCGTTCCTGCAGTCGGAATGCAGAACAGCTCTTCGTCGGCACCCTCGCCATAGAAGTCGATGATCTCCTGGCGCCAGGCGGCTTCGCCTTCCGGCGTCCACTCTTTGCCGTTCACCAGGCAGATGCGCTCGTAGAGCCCTTCCTTCAGCGCCTGGTCGAAATCGATCCTGATATGATCGTATTTCGAGCGGCCGGAAAGGATCGCCTGGATCTGCTTGTTGAACTCATTTTCGGTGCCGTCATGTGTCGAGCAGACGACGACCTGGCCGCCCCACATGAGGAAAGCGAGTGCTGCCTTCAGCAGCTCCGGCAAGCTGTCGACGAAGGCAGCCTCGTCGATCATCACGACGCCCTGCTTGCCGCGCAGCGATCGCGGCGCCGACGAGAGCGCCAACACTTCGAAGCCGGAGGCAAAGCGAATGCGGAACGCCTGGATGGAGCGCTCGCCTTCCTTGTCGCTGTCGTCGAACAGGAACTCGTCGACCGCCGCAGCCGCGTCCATGTAGGCTCGCGCCCACATGGCGCAGGCGTCGATGAATTCGCGCGTCATCTCCTGGGAATAGGAGATGTACATGACGTCCATGCCGCCGGCCTTCTTCTCACGGCCGGCGCGCAGGGCGGCATAGGCTGCGAAACCGAAGGTCAGGCCGATACGCCGGCTTTTCTCGATGAACAGAACGCGGCAGGCAGCGCTTTCCAACAGCGCGATCGTGCGTGCCTGGTAGGAGAGTAGCGCCTTTGGCAGGCCAAGTTCTTTGACAAGGCCCGGCAGAACCTCGGTAGCGGTTCGCCGGGCCTCGACCCATTGTTCCTCGGTGATGGGCGCGGTCATTCGGCCTTAACCCCGAGAATTTTGGACAGGATCTCTTGCGTCGTCTCGGCCGTGAGGCCCTTGGACTTGGCAACCTGGGAAACTGCCTGCTTGGCATTCTCGGCGAATTCCGCTTCGATCTTTTGGCGGCGAGATGTCGAGATGCCCTGCGCCTGGGCGGCAGCGCGCAGCGCATTTGCAAGCGACATAGCGCCCTTGGGATCGATGCCCGCTTCGCCCTCCGACGTCAGCACTTCGAAGACCAGCGTCTTGATCGCCTCGGCGGCAATCAGGGTGAGATTGTCCGAGGCGTCGATATCCCAACTCTTGGCCAGTGTCGCAGCGATTTCACGCGTCTGGTGGAGCCGCTGCGTCAGGGTCGCAAGCTTGATGCTGTGCCGATTAAACGATGAGAAGGAAGGGATATCGAATTCCAACTCGCCTCGACGTTCTGCCTTCAGCCCTTCGAGTTGCAAGACAAAGTCGGAATAGATGTCCGTCTGAGTTCGCTCGCGCTTCTGGAGTTCACCCGCCGCCCAGGCAACGACCTCGGCGCACTCGCTTGGGAGTTGCTCGATGAGGTTTAGGCGTCCTCGACCTTGCGCCATCTTAGGCTCCGATCTTCGGGCGCTTGACGCCTTCGAGTTCGGTCCTGCGCTCAACATGGTCAACGCCGAGGCGCGTGATCGCGGCGACGACGATACCGTTTACGTCCGTGTTTTTCACGCCGCCGATATCGGCCAGATAACGAAGCTGCTGGCGGATCCAGTCGCGCGACCGATGGTGGCCGTAAGCGTCGAGGACGTCGGCGAGCAGGCTATCGTTCAGCCGGCCGTCCGGCTGCTCGGAAAGCGCTCGCAGAATGACGAGGCGCGCGTCAACGGTGACAAAATCATTGTATTCGCTCATGCCGCCGAACTACCCTTCATCAAGAAATCTTCAACGCGCGCAACGGTGCGCGCCATTCCCTCCTGGCTAGTTTCCATCCGCCCGAGTTTGCCTTCGAGCCGCTCGATCGCGATCCGCATCGACATGACAGCCTCGGCGTCAGGAAGATGTTTGATGTCGCTCTCAACACTCTGGACGCGCCTTTCGAGCGCCGAGAGCGTTGCCAGGAATTGCGTCTTCTCAACACTGTCCTGCTTTCGAAACTCGCTTAGATCACTGGCGGTTTTCTTCGCGCCGGAGGAGATCACGTGCCAGATCGAAGTGCCGACAGAGATGACTAGGGCAAGGAGGCCGAACCAGTCTTTGAGGGGTCCTATTTCCATTAACGGCGTCCCTTGCTGCTCGTTTCGAAGCGCTCCTGGCAATGGATGCATCGGCGGGCAGACGGCAGCGCCCGGCGCCTGGTCTCGGCGATCTCGCCGCCACAATCATCGCACTCAATGTTGCCTTCCAGCTTCAGAGAGGCAGTAGCGCGCTTGATCTGCGCCTCGCGCTCTTCCTCGGCGCGGATCTCCGCTAGATCGAATAAGGCGTTCCCGTTCATGGCGTGCCCTCTACGGCCGCGACACATGCCGCGCGACGCGCTTCGCCTATGTTGCGGCCGGTGCGATCATGCGCCCATCCTTGCCAGGTCTCGTCCTCGGAGAAGTCGCGGGCGAATTTCGGCGAGAGCGGCGGCGCCGGGATCTTCACTTCGGGCGGTAGCTCAGGTCTGACAAGACGCGTCACGACGATCGGCGGCTCGGCTTTCCGCTCAGTCAGGGAGCAGCTGGATGCGGCGAGCGCTAAGACCGCAACCGCCACCATCGGGAAGGGCTTCATTTTGTTTCTCTCTGTCTTCTAGCTGCTGTTCGGCCTGGCGAACCTGCTCGCTCGCCGTGGCTTGGATTTTGAGGGTTGCTTTCGCTTGATCAGCAACTTGTCGGTTCGCCTCGGCGTCAGCCTTTTCGAGCTTGGCCTGCCACTTCGCGTTCGCTGTCTCGGTGGCGGTCGCTGCCGCCTCATCGAGCATGGAGTGGAACTCGCGTAGGCCGAGGTAGGCGATGCCGGCGGCTGTAACGAGCAGCACGCCGGCGATGATGAGTGCGACAATCGGCTTGGTGAACATCTCCATCAGCGCACCTCGCCGACACCGGCGCCCGGCTGGGCGCGAGCGTCGTAAGGGGGCGGTGGGCCACCATATGGAGAATTGGCGACCTCGAAATCCTTGGAGCCGTAGTGGCGATGGGCGCCGATAAGCACGGCGATCATCGCGCAGAGGCTCGGCACGAAGACAGGCGCGATCGCAACCGCTTCCTGAGAACCGCGAAAGGCGGCGAGCGCAATGCCGACCAGGATGAACCAGGACAGCACGAAGCTGATCCAGTTCCAGCGCCTGGTCATTGTGTAAGAGGGCTTGGCTAGAGGATCACGCCTCATTGCGGGAAACCTCGCCTGCAATGTTCACGCGCACTCGTCCACCGGCAGGGTCGCCGCCGGTTCGTGGCCAGCGGATGCCGACGCAACGGCTCTTGGCGACTGCCGAGAGCTTGACGCGGTTCGACTGGTTGCCGCCGAGCACCAGGTAATTGTCCTGATCCTCGCCCACGTAGAGCCCGACATGGCCGCCACCAGGACGTTGGAAAACGAGAACAGCACCAAGGCAGGGCGCCGAAAGCGACATGCCGAACCTGTTCCATTCAAGGGCACCGAGCGGATTGGCGGGGAGCTTCTCCTGCGGCAAGACCGCACCAAAGCAATGAGCCATGAAGAGCCCGCACCAGGGCGTGTCGTCATTTGTGAAGAAGCCCGCAATCCAGCCACCAAGCGCGCGCCCCCAACCGATGATGGTCGGGTTCGATGCCGGGCCGGGCACTTCGGTGAGGCCGATGAAGCGTCGGGCTTCACGCATCCAAACCGGCTCGGCTGGAATTTCGGGAGCGGCAACGACCTTGACCACTCGGCCTTTCGGCTCAACGCGGAGCGCCTGGACGGTTGCTTCGTCGGCTTGGCCGGTGGGCGGCAATCCTTCGGCTGTCTGAAAACGCTTCAACGCCTCGATCGAGGCGCGGCCAAACACGTTATCAACTACGCCGTCGTAGGCACCAAATGCCCGCAGGCGCGTGTTTAGCCAGAAATTGAAATCCATGTGGCGCCCCAAAACAAAGCGGCCGATCGGCCGCTCAATATGCAATGGGGAGACTTTAGGGGAGGTGCCCGTTGGGCGCGGGCTGACACCTGTCAGCCGTGACGGGGGAGGCTAGAAAAGCGAGCCCTGTTCGTCGTCGTCCTTCTTCATGCGAAATATTGTGCGTTCATGCAAGCCCGATATTTGAGCCGCGTCGCGGGCGCTCTTGCCGGCATTCAAGGCGTCAGCCGCGCGCCGGCGGGCTGCCTTCAATATCGAGGCTGGTCCAAGCGGGATGACTTCCCGCTGGACGCCCTTCAGCTTGCCGTCGCCATCGAGGACGGCAAGCCCCCTGCAGATCCGATCGGCGAGTTCGAAGCCGAGCAGATCCGTAAGCCAGTGACCGTCTTCGGCCCGAGGCGGAATGGAAACGCGGATGCCGCCATGGCTCTGCGCAATCGCCAGAGCAGTTTCGGCGTTCGTAATCTCGGCGATGTCCGCCAGAATACCAGGGAGAGAGCTGGTCACGCCTTCCTCCCGTAGCCGAGCTGCAGCTCGATGCGGATTTGGCTGGCGCGCGCCAGGGCAAGCTTGCGCTCCATGCGGATTCGCGAATGCGCGTCCCGACCGCCCATTCGAAGCTTCCTTTCAAGCTCTTCACATTCGGTTTGAACGCGCGTCAACTCGGGGTTTTCGAAGAGCGGCAAATTATTGGTCATCGCCCCGCTCCTTCCGAAAGGTGACCGATCGGCGCCGGAGCGTCGTGATGACAGCTCCTTCCTGCAGGACGAATTTCACCTTCTCGACGATGACGGCGAGAGCATTCAGCTCCGCGCCGGTCTCGCAGCGGGAAGCGATATGAAGACGGACGGCTTCGACATCGAGGCCGTGCGCATGCTCAAGGTAACGCAGCACTGCATGATCGGATACGCGGAGAGGAGCGGTCATTGGGTGGCTCTCACGTAAGAGGGTTGCAATCGATCTGGGCTTCGATCTCGCCCTCAAGCGAAATCGAGGAGGCCAAGGAGTTTCGGAGCTGCTCAGCGTCAGCCCAGGAGTAGGCAGGCAGATTGAAAATGAAGGTGCGGCCGGCATGGGTATACTTGAACATGAAGAGCGCCATCGGCAGCCCGTCCGTATCAATGACAACGGGCTTCAATGGTTCGACCGGCATGTTGAAGGCAACCACCTGGCTCATGCGTCACCTGCCATTCTCGAACGGATACGCTCTCCAAACATGTTCATCACCAACTGCCAACCGGCAGCCGTGACCTCATGCAGCATCGGCTTACCAGTGATGCGGATCACTTCGGCATCAAAGCCCTTGCGGACAACGATGTCCGCGCCTGGCGTCAGCTTCTTCCACTGTGCCCAGGCAACTTTGGCGCCATCGGAAGCGAGCCAATCGTAACCGTTGGTGTTGCCGTAAGACACGCCGGCCTCGCGGCGTATCCATGCCTTCAGCGCCTCGATGGCTCGATTGGCGTCATCGGCGTAGACAAGAAAGCGCGTATGATCGACGCCGGTCTGGCGCTTGACGAATGCGACAAGCGCCTTGTCGTCGCGATCGCGGACGATGCCGAGGTTCCAGGCGGCGATCCAGAGTGCTTGCAGCTTCTTCGCGAACTTGCCTGTGAGCTTCTGGCGGCCGTCGGCGCGACGGGCGGCCGGTGCTGGCGTGAAGCCCTCGTTGCGGAACACCGTGAGGACATTCTGGCGTTCCGCCTCGGTCATATCCTTGGCAGAGGACTTGCCCGTGATCCGGGCAAGCTTGGCGCGATAGGTGTCGTCGTCGAGGCCGAGCTGCTTTTTAGCGACGTGCATGGCTGCGATGGAGGATGTCATTCGGCATCCTTCTCTGCGGCTGCTGGCTGCTCGGCGTCAGCAGTTTTGAAGAGCTGCGGAACAACGTTGCGGAGATCGACGCCGCCGGTTGACCGGAGCGTCATAGAGCCATCTTTGTGAACCCGTATCGAGACGGACTTTCCGCGCTTCTTAGACATCGGCGCTGCCCTCCGTGGCGACGGGGCGGAGCGATAGTGCCGCTTCCAATTGTTCAACATAGACGACGATACCACCGATGACTGTAGGATCGACCGCGGCGAGATACCGGCGATTTGCCTCGTATTCAAGTACACCGTCCTGCTCGCAGTCGTAGGTATCCTCCACCGTGAAGATGTTCGCCGGGACTCCAAACGGATCTGGATCGGTATCAACCGGTCGGACACCGCCAGCCGGATCGAAGCTATCGCCATCCGCCTCTTCCCAAGGTCCCGGTGTCACGCCAATAAGAGCCGCCTTCAACGCGCTCAAGTCCATACGGGCAAATGCCCCGGGCGATGGCGTCGCAGAGATCGCAAGCCCGAAATCCGCGAACGTCTGGATGAAGCGGTCGACATGCTCTGGCGTGCTGTCGTCGCAGACGAGGCGATCCAGCGCTTTGCCGATCTGCAAGCGGAGTTCATATGGAAGCCGGCCACTCATGACAGGTACCTCGCCATCGTTTCCGCAAATCGGGTGACATTTACTCTGACGGCAACTTCCTCGCCCGAGGACGCGTACCCGGCGACAGTGTAGTAAACAGTGCCGTCGAGTTGCTCGACCTTGAAGCCCTCCTGACGGGCGACATCGGCGATCATCTGCTCGTAGCCTTCAACGGTGTGTGGGAAGCGGCGGCTCATGCAAGACCAGCCTCGGCCGCTTCCTCCGCGGCCTCGTCATTGAGGTGCCCGGCAGCGACCTGAGAGGCAGCGGGGCAATGTTTGGAGACGACGATCTCGTCATTGGAGATCATGAATTCGGAGCTGCAGGCAAACTGTGAGATGGCGAATGCAACGCCACCGCCGCCACTGATGATCGCAGATCCGCAGGCTGGGCAGTTCGACTGTGCGACGAGCTTCCGTACCCGAAAGGCGAGAAGATTTCCCATGGTGTGCACCTCACACCTTGGCCAGGTCGATGGTGACTGCACGCCAGTCATCCTTCGGACTGTCGCGCTCGTAAAAGCGGACATATTCTTTCGAGCCGGTAACTGTGATGGAGTTGCGGATTGCCTCCATGGCGCGCTTCCAGCGATCGTCCGCGATGTCCAGGCGCAGCAACATAAACAGATCGGATTTGTTGATCTGACCTTCCTTCTCGGTATTGAAGGCGCGCATGACGAGAGCGCGGATCTCGTCGCGGCTGCCCTCAGACCAATCAATGATGCAGGCATCGATCAGGTTCTTCGCGACCTGCAGCTGCGGCCCGAAACTGATCAGGTCGGACACTTGCACCTGCACTTTCATGCAGCCGTCGAAAGTCTGATAGGTTCGATTGCCCTTCGCGCCGCCGATCTTACCGCCGTACTCCTGTTCCAGGAGAGCGTCGAAGCTGCCGAGATCGGCGACCGTGTGGCCCTTGAAGCGGGCGATTTGCGCCGAGAGGTCGCGGGCGAAGCCCATGATCTTACGCACCGTCTCGTCCTGTAGCTTGTCCTCGGGCTTCACATTCGCAAGCGGGACGAGGGCGCCCTTGGCATCCTCCATGAACTCGCGACCGTTGATGACTTCCACGCCATCGGCGCGCTTTCCTTCGAGAATTACAGCATCCATATCAAAGTCTCCGAACTGCGGCTCTCAGCCGCCTCGCTGCCTCAAACAGTTGCTTGGCAGCGGCGGCTTCGCCTTTGGTGTACTGGTCGGCATCAAGGCGATCGGTCGCCTTGAGCACTTCGTGAATTGCTATTTCCATGGTTGGTCGCTCTGGCTTCAGGACCGCCTCAACAGGCCGAGGCTTGACTGGCGGTCGGTAGGTCTGATCAAGGAGTATCCTGGCGACCTTCGGTGCCAGCTCCTCGGCCAATTCCTTGGCCGAAAAGCTTGGTTGCGATTTGAGACCCCTCATTCGCGCTTCCCATCGTTTGAAACGATCAGGCGCAGATCGACCCGCGAGCGAACTGGTGTG